AATTTAGATAATACTCTATCAATGGGTAATACCTCTGCTCAAAGTATACTTTTAACAGGAACTTCAACTTTAACTGTACCAAAAGTTATCCCTGCAAGCATACAAGATACGGGAGGATCTATAGGAGCAAACGGTCAGGTTTTAGGAATTTTAGGAGGTGTTCTTTCATGGGTTTCTCCAGGTTTGGTAGATACTACTTATACTTATGACGTGCCAAATGGAACAACTTCTCTAAGTTTATTAGATAGCAATGCGGGAGTTCAAGATATTAGCTTAACAGCAACAGCACCAGGCCTAACAATTACAAGAAATAGTTCGTCACAATTAACATTCAAAAATACTGGTACAACTTCTTTAATTGCAAATACTTCATTACTTAACACAACTGCAATTGTTGAGGGTTGTACAATTAATAATACAGCTGGATCCGCATCTACAATTACCTTATTAAGATATAATGGTGGTTCAAATATAGGTATGGTTCCTACAGGAGGAAATAATACAACATTCCTAAGGGGTGATGGTACATGGCAACCTGGAGCTGGTGGTGTAACATCATTAAATTTAACAACAGCAATACCCTCAGTAAATTCATCTCCATTAGCACTTAATGCAACAACAGGAGCGGTTGTAATTACTCCTAAAACGTATGCTGGAGGTGGTTCTATAGGTTTTGTTCCACTTGGCGGAACTGCTACTACTTTTTTAAGGGGTGATGGTACATGGCAAGTAATTGGTGCAGGTGCAGGTGTAACTACTTTATCTTTAACTACAACTTCTGGACTAACATCACCTGTATCAGGTAGTATAGGTGGGGCTACATTAACTTTGAATTCAAATGTATTTGGTGGATCTAATCTTGTAGGATATGTTCCAGATTCATCAGCTTCAGATCAAAGCACAACATTCTTAAGAGCAGATGGTAGTTGGGTAACCCCTGTAGGTTCGGGTGTTCAGTCCGTAACTCAGACTTTAGGAAATAATAATACTGCTCCATTGAATGCTTCAATTGCTGGTACTGTATTGAGTCTTCAAAACAATGTATTTAGTGGATCTAATTTTGTAGGATATGTTCCATCTTCAATAGCATCTTCACAAACAACAACTTTCTTAAGGGCAGATGGTACATGGGCAACACCAGCAGGAGGAGCAGGAGGAGCAGGAGGATATATAGAAAGATTTACTTTTTCTGCTGTTAATACAAATTTTAATCAATCCTTTGGATTTCATTCTTTTGGTAATGTTCTGCAAAATGGATTTAATTCACTTAGAGCGGATACTCTTGTCTCAATTGGATCTCCAAATGCTCCAAATAATTGGAATGATATAGAATTAATAGGAGGTACAGTTTTTTCAAATGATTATACAGGTGAAGGTTCATGTGCAGCTGGCGCAGAGGGAAGTAAAGTATGTTCTGCTCATATTACAGGTGTTGCAAATAACGAACTTTCCCTTACTTTTGACTTATATAAACTTGATTTATGTAACGGAGAAGTTGCAACTGGAGTAGGTACAGTTACGGTACCAGTGGGAGGTGGTAAATTTTGTGCAGACTTTACTGCTCTTGGAGGAGGGGCTTTAAATATAAGTTTAACACAAACACAAAGTCTTGTTTTTACTGTAAGGGGGGATAATGCGACTGTAAGTATACAAGGTTATGTTTCTATGCATATTGTACCTTTTGCAACATAAATAAAAATAAATTAAATTAAATGAAATGGACATTAGAAAAATATCAATTGGCGCAGACTATAAGTCAGGCGCAATGCACTATATTGTAGGGCAAGACGTCTTAGGGGGGTCACATAAAATACATCTTATTCAGCATGTAGAGAGTTCATATAAAATATGGATTCAAAAAGGTGATGTTATTTATGTATGGAAAGAATTTTTAACTACACTACCAATATCGTTAGAGTTTAATATAAACTTTTAATGAGGTCTCCATATAACTTTATTGTTACCCCCTTAAATAATAAGAGGTATGACAATACAAAAGAAATAGGTAATACTGAATTTATTACAAGCGTTTCTGAAGAAGACCATATTGCATCTAATAGATTAGCTACAGTTATATCCTTACCTATAAATTATAATGGACCTATAAAAAAAGGAGACACTTTATTAGTTCACCATAATGTATTTAAGTTTTATAATGACGTAAAGGGTAGGCGAAAAAGTGGACGTAGTTTTCTAAAAGACAATTTATTCTTAGTAGACCCTGATCAATTCTTTTTATATAAGCAAGATGATAATTGGAAGGCTTGGGGTAAATATTGTTTTATAAAACCAATGTCTACTAAAGATTCTTATCTATTTAAAAATTGTAAAGAGGAGCCATTGTTTGGTACGGTAAAATATATTAATCAAGAACTATTAGATTTAGGAGTAAGCGTTGGAGATCAAATATCATTTACTCCAGAAAGTGAATATCCATTTACTGTGGATGATGAAAAACTATATAGAATGTTTACTAATAATATAACTATGGTATTATGATATATACTTTAGATAATTTTATAGATAAAGATTTATTTAAAATTGCTACTGATTATTTAAATAAAGGAGATTTTTTAAAACATACTGTAGGAGAAAAAGACTTTTACGTACAGGAATCTCCAGAGTCATTCGATAACTACGTTTTAAGGAAGTTAGGGCTAATGGAAGGTAAGTCATTAGAAAAGATATTAAGCTTCTTTAGAGTGTCTACAGATGAGTTAGACAACACTTGGCGTATACATTCGGATTTAAATATAAAAGGAGAAAAGCCAGATAGAGCAGCGGTTATTTATATGTCTCCAAGAGAAAGGGAGGAGCTTCATGGTACAGCGTTTTGGGAACATGAGGTGTATGGTGATAGTTTACCTTCTCATATAACGGATGAAGAATATGATAGAACTCTAAGAAAAGATTCAGAGGAATTAGATATGTGGAGATTAGTTTCTGTTTCTGGATATAAGCAAAACAGAATAATATCTTATCCTGCTAATTACTTTCATAGTAAGTATCCTAATAAGTCTTGGAAAGAAGGAAGACAGGTATATGTAATATTTTATAAATTTAAAAATTAAATCATGGGAGTGCAAAAAAACATCGGACTATTAAAATCTAAGAACGATCAGGTAACAGAAAATTTAAAAATGTTAATTATTGAAGAGCAAAAAACAAGAGAGCTTGTTGTTGGCTGTTTAGAATTATTAAAATTAATGCCAGGATATGATAAAGCATTAGAGCAATTAACAGAAAGAAATGAAGATGGACATAAGAGAGATTAAGATAAGTATAATAGAGGCTGGAGAAAAAGCAGTTAAGCAACTTGTAAAGGTTGCTAAGGCTGAAATTATAAAGGTTGATGCAGAAGATCCTTTAGCTGCTGATAAATTAAAGAATGCTGCAGCTACTAAGAAGTTAGCTATCTTTGATGCTTTTGAGATACTTAAAAGAATTGAAGAAGAAAAAGCGTTGTTAGATGGAAAGGTAGCTGATAAAAAAACTAATACCCCAAAAGGATTTGCAGAGTCAAGATCAAAATAAATTATATACTAAAGTAAATAAGCTCATTACAAACTCTGTTATAGTTAATAAGAACAGGGGTAGGACTTGGTTATATGGGTATAATGAAAAGTATGATGTGGTTGTTATATCAAAGACAGGTCAGATTGGATCTGTTATAGATATTAATGGGCTAAAGATTGCATTACCAAAACCCCCTAAAGATGTATATAAAAGAGATAATAAAAAAGAAGAACAATACTGGCACTCTACTCCAATACCAAAGGAATTAAATAGGATAAAATCTATATTTCAGTGGCATGATACTCCTGATATATTTAAGGATAAGTGGGTTGACTATATAGAATCAGAGTTTGATAAACGAGAACAGGGTTATTGGTTTATGAATAATGGGGTTCCCACTTATATAACAGGAACTCATTACATGTACCTTCAGTGGACTAAGATTGATGTCGGAAATCCCGACTTCAGAGAAGCTAATAGAATTTTCTATTTATTTTGGGAGGCATGCAAAGCTGATAAAAGAAGTTTTGGTATGTGTTATTTAAAAATAAGACGTTCAGGATTTTCTTTTATGAGTTCTTGCGAGGGAGTTAATCAAGCTACTATTACTAAAGACTCAAGAATAGGTATACTTTCTAAAAGTGGAGCAGATGCTAAAAAAATGTTTACAGATAAAGTAGTACCTATATCTAATAATTATCCATTCTTTTTTAAACCTATACAGGATGGTATGGATAAACCTAAAACTGAATTAGCATATAGAGTTCCTGCGTCTAAGATTACTAAAAAGAATATGTTTCATTTAACAGATGATGAGTTAGAGGGATTAGATACAACTATTGACTGGAAAAATACTGGAGACAATAGTTATGATGGTGAAAAATTACAATTACTCTTACATGATGAGAGTGGTAAATGGGAACGTCCAGATAACATACTTAATAACTGGCGTGTAACTAAAACATGTTTACGATTAGGGAGTAAAGTTATTGGTAAATGTATGATGGGATCAACATCAAATGCTTTAGATAAAGGTGGGAGAAATTTTAAATCTCTTTTTGATGATTCTCTTCCTTCTAAAAGAAATGCAAATGGTCAAACAAAAAGTGGATTGTATTGCTTATTTGTTCCTATGGAATGGAACTTTGAGGGATATATAGATGTGTATGGAATGCCTGTATTTAAAACTCCAAAAGTTCCCATAATGGGAATTGATGGGGAATTAATTACTATAGGAGCTATTAACTATTGGGAAAATGAAGTTGCATCTTTATCTCAAGATCCAGATGCGTTAAATGAATTTTATAGACAATTCCCTCGTACTGAGTCACATGCGTTTAGAGATGAAAGTAAGCAATCTATCTTTAACTTAACAAAAATATATCAACAGGTAGATTACAATGATTCTTTAATAATAGATCATCACATTACAAGAGGATCTTTTTCTTGGGAAAACGGAATAAAAGATACTAAAGTAATATGGTCTCCAAATAAGCATGGTAGATTTTTAGTGAGTTGGACTCCGCCTCCTGGTATGGATAATAAAGTTATAATGCAAAGAGGTAATAAAAAACCAGGGAACGAACATATTGGTTCATTTGGATGTGACTCTTATGATATTTCTGGAGTAGTTGTAGGTAAGGGGTCTAATGGAGCATTACATGGATTGACTAAATTTACTATGGATCAAGCGCCAAGTAATCACTTTTTTTTAGAATATATTGCCAGACCACAAACTGCGGAGATATTTTTTGAAGAAGTTTTAATGGCATGTGTTTATTATGGAATGCCAATACTTTGTGAAAATAATAAGCCCAGATTATTATATCACTTTAAGAATAGAGGTTATAGGGGGTATTCATTAAACCGACCAGATAAAGTATATACAAAATTATCTAAAACAGAAAAAGAATTAGGAGGTATTCCTAATACATCTGAAGACGTTAAACAATCACATGCTTCTGCGATTGAATCATATATTGAGAAGCATATAGGTATTGATTTTAATGGAGATTACAGAGAGGCTGGTGATATGGGAGTAATGTATTTTGGAAAAACTTTAGAGGATTGGGCAAAGTTTGATATAAGTAATAGAACTAAATTTGATGCCGCTATTAGTTCTGGATTAGCTATCATGGCTAATCAGAAGCATTTATATACACCATCTAAACAAAAATCAAAAATAAGTATTAACTTTGCAAGATATAATAATTCAAGCAATACAAGCAATATAATTACATGAAAGATGTTACAATAAAAATACAGTCTACTGCTTTCCCTGATCAATTTGCTTCTGACAAAGAAAAAGCTAAAATTGAATTTGGTTTAAAAGTAGGTCAAGCAATACAATATGAGTGGTTTAGAAAGGATGGTAATGGATGTAGGTTTTATGATCAGTGGGGAGAATTTCATAGATTAAGATTATATGCACGTGGAGAACAATCAGTAGCTAAGTATAAAAATGAATTAGCTGTAGATGGTGATTTATCTTATTTAAATTTAGATTGGACACCAGTACCTATAATACCTAAATTTGTAGATATAGTGGTTAATGGTATGTCTGATAGATTATTTAAAGTTAATTGTACTGCTATGGACGCTATGTCAGCTGAGAAGAGAAGTGAGTTTCAGGATATGGTACAAACTAATGTTGTAGCTCAAGACTTATTTAAACAAATAGAAAAAGACTTTCAGATGGAGGTGTTTCAGGTTGATCCTAAGACACTACCAACAAGTGATGCTGAAATGGAATTATATATGCAGCTCAATTATAAGCCAGGGATTGAAATAGCAAATGAAATAGCAATAGATACAATGTTTCGGGAAAATCATTATTCTGATACAAGAAAAAGAATTGACCTTGATATTACTACTTTAGGTATAGGTATAGCTAAACATAGTTTTCAGAAAGGGGATGGTATTAAGGTTGAGTATGTTGATCCTGCTAATGTTGTTTATAGTTACACAGAAGACCCTTATTTTAAAGATACATTCTATTGGGGAGAAATAAAAACTGTTCCTATTGGAGAGGTAGTTAAAATTGATCCAACTGTTACTCTTGAACAGATGGAAGAAATATCTAAGTACAGCCAGTCTTGGTATGATTATTATAATAGTCAGGCAATGTATAATAACAGCATGTTTTCAAGAGATACTTGTACTCTTTTATATTTTAATTATAAAAGCACAAACAGTTTTGTTTACAAGAAAAAACAAATGGCTGAAGGTACATTTAAAACTGTAGAAAAAGATGATGAGTTTAATCCTCCTCAAGAAATGATGGATGAAGGGAATTTTGAAAGAGTAGAAAAAAGAATTGATGTTTGGTATGAAGGTGTTATGGTGATGGGAACAAACATTATGTTAGAATGGAAGATGATGGAGAATATGGTTAGACCAAATTCTGCAAACCAATATGCAATGCCTAACTATGTAGCTTGTGCTCCAAGAATGTATAAAGGAAATTTAGAATCTTTAGTTAGAAGAATGATTCCTTTTGCTGATTTAATTCAAATAAGTCATTTGAAGATACAGCAAGTTGTAGCTAAAGTAGTTCCCGATGGAGTGTTTATAGATGCTGATGGATTAAATGAAATTGATTTAGGAACTGGTCAGGCATATAATCCTGAAGATGCTTTGCGATTATATTTTCAAACAGGTTCTGTTATTGGTAGAAGTTATACTCAAGATGGAGAATATAATAATGCTAAAGTACCAATTACTCAACTTACTTCTAATAGTGGTCAGAGTAAAATGCAAATGCTCATAGGGAATTATAATCATTATTTAGGAATGTTAAGGCAGGTAACTGGGCTTAATGAAGCAAGAGATGCTTCTACTCCTGATCCAAATTCTTTAGTTGGAGTTCAGAAGTTAGCGGCTTTAAATTCTAATGTAGCAACACGACACATTTTACAATCAAGTCTTTATATAACTAAAACCTTAGCAGAA